CAAAAGTAATAATGTGGGTGTGCGCTGAATGGTTAGTAATTAATTATGTACTGATGCCTGAGTGGTCCAAAGGGACGATCTGCAAAATCGTAAAGTCGTGAGTTCAAATCTCACTCAGTACTCCAGTTTATTGCTTTTACTACGATTCTCCTTAATAGTAAGGTACTGTAGGTTATCAATGTGGTGCAAACCACCTTTGCTAATCGGAACGATATGATCTACTTCATATCCTTTCAAACAGTTGGCATAAAACTGTTGTATTGCTTTACGATCTACATTTTGCGGAGTTTGAGTATATTTAGTTGCCCTATACTTTGCATTGGCTTCATTACGACTGTCTTGAATTTGCCTTTTGCGTTCAGGGGAGTTTGTATGTGCATTTTGGCAGTTTCGAGAACAAAATTTGGGATTGTTAGTTAGTGTTCCGCATTGCGGGCAGTTGTGCCATTTGGCGCTTGTCTTAGCTCTGCGAGGCATAAGTGAGTTTGAGTGTGTAGCAGAACAAGAACTACTACAGAACTTTAGTTGATATTTGCCGGCTAGTTCGGCGTTACATTGGATACAGTGTTTCATAAAGTATTTATCAAAGTTATGCAGGTTCGACTCCTGTCACCCACTCCAAATAAAGGTTGACAACAAACCTAAATTGTTGTACAATAGATTTTTAAACGAAAGAGGTACTATATGAAACGAAAATCTCGTAAACTATAGTGTCAATTACTGACCCCGTATATGGTCAATGGTTGGCACATTAAAGACAATTAATATGCACAACCCACGCTAAACTTTGATGGTGAAGTCCGGCCTCTTAAGCCGAGAGAACTCAGTTCAAGTCTGAGAGCGTGGACCATATACGGGATTGCTAGTTTAACGGTTAAAACATCTCCCTTTTAAGGAGTAAGACTCAGGGTTCGATTCCCTGGCGATCCACCAGTATTTTCAAACAACTTTAATAGTTGATTTATTTTAGTACCTGCTTGATATTCATTGTAGGAAATTCTAAAAACATTTACGTTTAGATGAGTGGTTATATATTCATCACGCAGTTTATCTGCTTCTTTGTGTTTGAGTTTTTCGTGTTGTTTTCCATCAAGTTCGACTATAAGATTTATTTCAGGAAAATAGAAATCCACAAAATACCATTTCTGTGTAATATGATTTTTGATAGTATATTCAGATTCATATTTTAGAGAAATGCTATTATCTACTAACCAAGTTTCAAACGATTCCTCAAGATAAGATTTTTTATCGCGGCGATAATTACTTCTTCTATTTTGTTTGATCCTCTCTGTCATATTGTTCGATAGTAATATAGATTTACATTCGGAAGAACAAGTTTTAACAATCTTATTTTTAATAATAGAATTGCATATGCAGCAAAATGATATTTTTGAATATTGCGGATATGGATTTTTGTTGTTAAATTTTTGAACACTGGTTGAAATCTTTTGTTTCACATCAATATCTAGAGCAACACCTTTTCGATCCTTGTTGTAAAAACTTGCCGAACAAGATGTTGAACAGAATTTATTATGACGCTGCTCGTATGTAAGAGAGACATCGCACTGTTTGCATTTGTTAGGATTTTCTAAATATTGATTTTGAATTTGCTGTGCATTTTGTTTAGCAATTTTAGAACCTAATAATCCACCAGCAAGACGATTTTTACGATTTCTTGCTTGTCCCTCTTCTGTATGAGCAATGAGATAATGAGAATGAATACCTTTTGAGGTTTTTGGTTGTTTGCAGACTATGCAAGAACATGTAAATGTTGTATAATTAGACATACACTTATTTATGCATCAACTCATAAAACCCCGACCATAGATAAACACATTCAACGGCAATTACGATACCTGGCAACTGGACGCAGGGGCTATCGAAAAGAGTAGGGCACTACCGCCGTAAAGTCAGGAAATGAGTGTGTTTTTCTATGGTCAGTAACTGAAGAATAATGGAAGATTGGCAGAGTGGCCGATTGCATCAGACTTGAAATCTGAAGACTCTTTAATGGGTCCGTGAGTTCGAATCTCACATCTTCCTCCAAGTTAAGAATCGTTTCAGTAAATAATAGTTGAAGATGCCCAAAATAAACAAGAAGCATTTGACTAAATTAAATATAAGCTGTATAATACGCAAGAAGGAGATAAAGAATGCAAGTAAGAGCAAAACATATTTTAGTTCAATCATTAAATGAGGCGGTTACCTTAAAAGAAAAGATTAGTGCTGGGGAAGATTTTTCAGCATTGGCAAAGATTCACAGCAAGTGCCCAAGTGGACAGAACGGCGGTGATTTAGGAATGTTTCGGCGTGGTCAAATGGTAAAACCGTTTGAAGATGTTGCGTTTGGTAGTGCCGTCGGTCAAGTAAGTGGCCCGGTACAAACACAATTTGGCTATCATTTGATTCAACGTACAGAATAATAAATAGTATGCAGTATTAACTAAGTATAAGGCCTCGGTAGTTTAATGGTAGAACGCCATCCTTACACGGTGGATACGGGAGTTCAATTCTCCAACGAGGTACCAACTATAAAGGAAAGCATATATGTCAAATTCAGTAAATATAATAAATCGTGCATATGGTAATATTCCTAAAGAAATTACACAGTTTGAGTTGAATCTTGATAGTTTTCCCTTTAGAGGTGTTAGGTACTATTGGTTGTTATTGAAACGAAAATTTACAAGATAATGCGGGTATGATGTAATGGTAACCTATAACTTTGCCAAAGTTAATTTGAGAGTTCGATTCTCTCTACCCGCTCCAAATAATTTATAATATGGCACATCAACAACAATTTAATTATATACAACAATTAAAATTAAGATACCCAACACACTTTTTTAATAAAAAAGTGTTAGAAGTGGGTAGTCTTAATATCAATGGTTCAATCAGAATATTCTTCACCGAGTGTGATTATTTGGGAATTGATGTTGGTACTGGTCCAGATGTTGATTTAGTATGTGAAGGTCAAAAACTAACTCATCCTGATGAAACATATGATACAGTTGGTAGTTGTGAATGTTTTGAACATAACCCTTATTGGGTAGAGACATTTAACAATATGTACAGAATGACTAAACAAAATGGTTTAGTGTTTATGTCTTGTGCTACCACAGGTAGACCTGAACACGGTACTACTCGTACTAGTCCACAAGATAGTCCATTAACTACGCATAAAGGTTGGGAGTATTACAAAAACTTAACTGAACAAGATTTCAGGAAAAGTATTGATATTGACAGTATGTTTAGTAAATATGAATTTCAAGTGGGTGCGCCGCACGCCGATTTATATTTTTATGGCATTAAAAAGGAAATAGTATGACTGAAAGTAGAGCAAGATACACTAGCCAAGAGGCTGCTGATATGATTGGTAATCGTTTTGATATGATCCTGATCGCATCAGCAAGGGTTAGAGAACTCAAGCGAGGTCACAGGTCTAAACTAGCTAAACCCACAACTGCAGGACCCACAGTCATTGCATTGATGGAAATTGAAAAGGGTCTAGTTGGCCGAGAATATCTTAAACAAGTAAGATAAGTTACCCAAAACGTGTGTTCTCTAAATGCTCGGATAAACCGAGCATTTCCATATGTTGACAATAAATGATGAAGGTGATATACTATGACTATGAATAAATTAAATGAGAACGGAAAAGTAGCAGTGTTATACAGCCCTGACTTTGGGGCAGGATGGTACTCATGGAATGAAGACTATCCAGAAATTTTGTTTGACCCTGCAATGGTAAAACTTGTGGAGAAGAAACAGTATGATGAATTGGCTACTTATGTAGAATTGAAGTATCCTGGAATATATACAGGCGGACTCAATCAGTTGCAAGTGGAATGGATAGAAGAAGGTAAAAAATTCCGTGTAGTAGAATACGACGGTGATGAAAGTATACAAGTAGAAGATGACATAGATTGGATAGTGGCATAGTGTATAAAGTAATTGCAAAAGAACAAGAACAAGAGTTTTTATCATTAGATTTGGCTATGAAGTATGCTAAATTAATGAATGAGTTTGTCACTATCAGTGGTGGTGAGTTTGAAATTGTAGGACGATTTGGTGTTGATAGTGTAGTGGATGGCAAGACTCCAGATGGAGTAGCATACACTTGGAACAAGACAAGTAGAATCGGCCGAGTAAAGAAGGAGAAATAACATGTCAGCAGTATTTTTAGTATCGGACACACACTTTGGTCATGTTGGAGTGTGCAGATTTACAGAGAGTGATGGAGTAACAAAAATTCGCCCATGGACTGATCCAACAGAGATGGATGAAGAAATGGTCAAGCGTTGGAACGATACTGTTCGTCCTAACGATAAAGTTTATCATTTGGGCGATGTAGTTATCAATCGTAAAGCATTACCAACAATGGCTCGCTTAAACGGTGATAAGGTTTTAATTCGTGGTAATCATGATATCTTTCCTGATGTTGAATATCGTAAGTACTTTAGAGAACTAAGAGCATATCATGTAATCAACGGAATGATTTTAAGTCACATCCCGTTACATAGTGATAGCTTAGGCCGATTTGGAACTAATATCCATGGACATTTACATTCTAATCGTGTAAAGAAAGCTAGGGGTATTAATGCCAAGACAGGAGAAATCTTATACAGTGATGAACCCGATGTTCGCTATCATTGTGTTTGTGTTGAGCAAACTGACTTTACTCCTATTCTGTTTGAAGATGTTATCAAACGCATTGAAGCAGAGGGTGGGTCAGTTGGCTTTAAAAGCGGAAACGGTCCATCAATGTAAAAGTAACTAAAATAAAATAGGACCTTCGGGTCCTATTTTTGTGGGTAAAATTTGTGTTTTTATAATATACGTATAAATAGCAATAGCATGTTTCAATTTATCACAGACCTTTCACACACATTATTAAGTTTTATAAAAGACGATCCTGTTCGTCCTGAAATATCTACTGATTTTAGAGTTAGCGACGGCAGAGTTGTTGCTGCACTAACTGATGAAGAACATCAACCCGAGGCAATGGTATGTGTTAGCTTCCACGACTTTGTTCCCGAAGGAATAGAAGATTTAAGTAAAACTGCTCAAGTGCCCACAACAGCTATATTTTATACTATTTGGAGTTACAAAAGCGGCAAAGGTGCAGAATTGCTTATACAAGCTGTAAAGGGAATTAAAACACAATATCCTAGCGTTACTAGATTTGTGACACTAAGTCCTAAGACAAATCTGGCCCGTCGTTTTCATTTAAAGAACGGTGCTATCATTTTTAGAGAAAACATAGATACAACTAATTATGAGTATATTACAGAATCCCCTGAAAAATCTTCGGCTACTCCGTTGTAAAAATACAACACTACAAATTGCTTAAAAAATAAGCATTTCACATAGCAAAATTCAATTTCAACCCGTAAAATTGCTTATTTTGTGAGCAATTACTAACTTGACATTAAATGGTTTTCAGTATATAATACACTTATGAACTTGAAAATCACCCGTAAACGTAGAACTGATCGTAATCAAGTGCTATACTTTATACAAGATAACGTGACACTTGAATCCTACGTTGGTTTGACTGCTGTATGTTTCGCAGGAAATGTGCGTAAGACATTGACCCGTCGTATGCAAAAGCATATGCAACGGGCATTGACTGAGCAGAAGAATTGGGGTTTGTCTTGTGCATTGCGTGAGCGTGGCGCCGAGCGTTTT